TTAAATCACTATTATGAGTATCTCGAATACCTACCAACCAAATGCGCCCCAAGCCAAGCTCGGCACGGGTTCCGCTATCTCCAACCGCGAGGATCTCAGCAACGAGCTGACTCTCCTTGCTCCAGAAGAAACCCCGCTCCTTAGCCTTTGCGCCAAGGGTAAATCAAGTGGTACTTTCAGCGAGTGGACTGCCGATGTTCTTTCGGCTCCTTCGACTGCTGGTATCTCTGAAGGTACGGATGTTACTGCCTTTGATGACAAGTTCGCAAGCCGCGCTCGTCTTGGCAACTACACCCAAATCTTCCGCCGCGACTACATCGTGTCGAACCTGCAACAAGCTGTTAGCTCCGTTGGCCCAGCCAATGTTGCTCAAGCTGAAGCTAAGTCGATGCGTGAACTGAAGCGCGATGTCGAGGCTGCTATCTGCTCGGACAATGACCGTAGCGTTGAGAACGGTGCTGGTACCCCTTATGCCCTCCGTGGCCTCGGTGACTGGCTCGACTCTGCTGGCCCTTCGGATGTTCCTGCTGCTTATCGTACGCCTTCGGCTTCGATTGCTACTTCGCAACCGAACGAGACGACCTTCAACGACATCATCGCTTCGATCTACACCGTCAATGGCGAGGCCAATAACCTCACCCTTATTGCTGGTGTTGCTCTCCGCAAGGTGATCAGCAACTTCACCCGTTCGTCTGGTGCTGCTTCTTCTGAAGCCGTGTATCGCGTTAACCAAGACGCTTCGTCCAAGAAGGTCACTCACGCTGTGACTCTGTACGAAAGCGACTTCGGTATCGTTAATGTCATCAACGGCAACCCTTCCTGTATGCCATCAACCAATCGCGGTTATGTTGTGAATCCGAAGTATCTCGGCTTCAACACCCTCATCCCGATGGGTTCGACTCGCCTTGAGAACCAAGGTGGTGGCGAGCGTGGTTTCGTGGACATGGTTGGTACGCTTGTTTGTAAGCATCCCGGCGCACACGGCAAGATCGCTTACTAATCGCAACTAAACACTAAAGAAAGGAAATTATATTATGCCACAACTTGTGAATAACGAGCGTAGCCCCTACACGGATGTTGTTAAAATCACCGCCGCTGATCTCATCGCGATCGGCAACGGTGGTACTCGCGTAATTGCTGAAATCCCCGCTGGTGGAGCTGTTGAGCTTTGCACCGTGACTAACACAGTTGACATTGTCGGTTCGTCCAGCCTTGTCATTGATGTCGGAACTACGCTTGCTGATCCAGATGAGTTCATCAACGCCCTCGATGTGGACGCGATGACCGTTGGTCTTCCGACCGCTAACACTGGCGATGCATTCGTTCAAGCTGCTGGAACCACCACTATCAAGGGTGGATCGCTTCCAGTTGCTCCTGCTTCGGCTGCTACTCCAGTCTACATCAAAGTGACCGATGCCGCCGTGGCTTCGATCACCGCTGGTGAGATCATGATTGGCTTCCGCATCTTGGATCTTACCAAGTTTGCCTAATCCCTGATGGCGGGGGGTGGGTTCTATCCCCATCCTCCGCTTTCTTCAACACCTTCAACAAAATGCCACTAGTATCAAACAAGGGAACAGACACGGGTTATACTCATTATCTCAGATTTACATGGGAAGACCTGCAACGCGAATCATGGCGTGATGGCGGAACATCAAACGATGTAAGAAAACGAATTGCCGCGTTAAAAGCGGGTGATGTTGTTACATATGCTTTGTTTTATACAGCGGTTCCATCCTCTGGGGCAAGTGACATGGCGATGACCTCTAGTACAAATGAAACTGGTGCTGGGATAATGGGCGTATTTGACATGGACTCAGGAGTGTGCGCTGTAAATACAGGAATTTCAATGACAAATAATCGCGCAATATTATCGACAGATAGTCCTATTTGGATCAGAATCCTAGGATCTATTGCAAATCTTACCGCTGGCGAATGGATCGTGGCCTTAAAAGTACTCAGCCCACAATAACCGATAAATGCCAATAGCAACTGGAGAAGAGGAGATGACTGCGGCTCTAATAAATGAGCTTTGCTCTGGTCGTCAACTCATGGAAACGAAACAAAAATTCCGCGAGATTGCGGCTGCTCAAGAAGCCGATACGCTCCGTGGGGTTACTGCTGGAGCATTAGGAAAACCAGTTATTGTCATGCCAGCGCATGAATACTTTTTAATTCGGGCAAAGTATGGTGAAGAGGCTATGCATGACCGAGGATTTTTACGCGACTTCCAAAAGTTTCACCCAGAGATGTCTCCCAACTCTCTCTAATGCAGACAAGAACCTACACTGATCTGTTCTCGCTGATCCAAGCACTGTGTGGCGTGGTGTTCGCCAGCATTGAAACTGGACGCATTAAGGCACTTATCAACCGCAGGGCGCAGAGAGCATACCGCTCCAGCAACTACTGGACGCGCTTCCTCAAGATTGGCGAGGAACGCTACCTTGCTGACGATCCAGTCGCAGTAACCACCACCGTCTCTGGCACGGGGTACTTTATTGAAACTGTTGGTAATACCAACTTTACGCTTATCGGTGCTTCCGCAAGCACGGTTGGCGAATACTTCGTGGCTACTGGCGCAGGAACTGGCACAGGAACCGTCAGGCAAGCCTTGGGCTATGTTCCTTATGACGAGACAGGCAAGAGCAGTATAGACACCTTCCTGCGTATCTTTAAGCAAGCTCCGTACATTTCAGCTTCAGTTCAAGAGTTTGACTACACCGTGACCTCTGATGGTGCTACGCTAGTCGCTGGCGATCTCAACCCAGAGACTGCATTCGTGACCTATAAGGCACAGTTCTCTGACACATACGGAGATGGCTCTGGAGAAGTATCCACCATCCCCGCCGAGTGGTTCCAGTACCTAGCCCACGGCACATACGCCGACTATCTCCGGGCTGAAGGGCAGCAGGAGAAGGCAGCATTAGCAGATGCAGAAGCTGAGGCACTCCTTACGGAGGAGCTTATCCGCCTTGACGAGAATCACACAAGCGGATTTGTGAGCAATCGCATCCGTACAAACGCTAACATGCAACTTCGCTGGTAATATGCAATATGTTTTAGGAAACATGCTCAACGGGGGTGGTGGGCTTAACGCTGACGGTCTAGCTCTAGACCTCCAGTTCGCTACTGACAAGACTCTCACGGCGAGGAAAGGCCCAACTCCTGTCTTCACCCGTGCGAGCAGTGGCACATTTGTTGGTAGCAATGGCTTGGTTCAGAGCGCTGCGACAAACATCCCCCGCTTCGACCACACCTCTGCTGGCGTGTGCCGTGGCTTGTTAATCGAAGAGTCTCGGACGAATGCTGCATTGTATTCTGGTGCTTTAGTTAACGGAACTGGTTGGACTTCAGTAGGAGCTACTTCAGTTGTTGATGCGGTTGGCCCAGATGGAAACAATGCATACGAGATTGCAGAATCTTCTGGTGGAACGCTGCATACATTTTTTAACACTGGTGGAACAGGAGCAACTCAAGCAGCATCTGTAACTAGCGGGACGACATATACTGGTTCAATCTTCTTGAAGAAGGTAGCAGAAAGCGTTGATTGGGTTCAAGTTACACTTGGTTCTGTTGGTTTTGGTACTGGTCAATATGCAAATATCAACCTGTCTAATGGCACTATTGGCAACTCATCTGGAGGTATAGCTAGAGTTGATACATACGCAAACGGGTGGTATCGCGTATCTTGGTCTGCTGCGGCAACTGCAACAACAACATCGACTGGTACGATTCTAGTTGCTGGAATCAATAACACGAATGGCACTACTCGTACCCCATCTTATTCTGGAAGCACCGCTAACAAGTTTTTGGCAGCGATGGCCCAATTTGAAACAGGTGCATTCTCCACCTCCTACATCCCGACGACGACTGCCAGCGTGGTGCGTAGCGCGGATGTGTGTAGTATTACTGGTAGTGATTTTACTAGCTTTTATAACCCGGCTGAAGGAACGATTCTCACAAATGCATTCACCCCAGCAAGTGGAGACAGAACGGTTATCGCAGTAGATGATAATACCGCAAACGAAATGATTCGCTTAAGGACAGAATCAACCAACCCATTCTTCAAAGTAACAGATGGAGGTGGTGAGCTTGTAGCTATTGACGCGGGAATAGTTTCAGCAAACACATTATTTAAGCTGGCTGGTGCATACAGGCTTAATGATTTTGCTTCCAGCATAAACGGTGGGTCGTCTGTAACAGATACGAGTGGAACAATACCAACTGTTGATCGTATGAGAATCGGCGCTGGGCAGGGTGGCAACACAATGTGTGGATGCGTATCGTCACTCCGTTATTACAAGAAACGACTTGCGGACTCTAAACTACAAGCACTCACGGCATGATCGACTATTTGCTTAAATTTGAAGACCGCACCACCGCAGTCATGTTTGGGCTAGCGAATGGCTTTGCGACCATCGACGAGGACGGTGAGGAGCAGATTGCCCTCGCGTCCCATGAGCATGCGCTCTGCGTCATTGGTGAGCACAACGGCTCGGACTGGTGGGTTCTCTTTCGTGATCTTGCCGACATCCCGATTCCAGAAGGCGGCGAGCAATTCATCTATTGGGCCTCCGACTTTACCGTGGACGACGAGGACGGCAATCCTGTCCCAGTCCCAAGACCAATCTCCGATGATGTCCCAAACATCTTTTGGGCATAATCTCAACACATACACATATGAAAACTACCGCACTCGGCATTCTCACTATCGTCGCAACGCTCGCTAATGTTGGCGTTCAACTCATCCAAGGTGGCGCACCAGACTTCATGGGCGCATTCGCCGCTGTAACCGCAGGCATTGGCCTCATCAAAGCTAGGGACGCAGGGAAATGAGCATGGATCACGCTAGGGACGCTGCTCACGGCATTGTGGGTAGCATTGCCCCCATCCTCGGCCTTGTGACATCCATGCAGGAGCAGGTGGAATGGGGCCTACGTATAACCTCCCTCGTTATAGGCATTATCGTAGGCTTGCTTTCCTTGCGGAAATTGCTTAAAAAGCGGTGAGTAGGTCAAGGTGGTCTTGACCTGTGATGTAAATTACAGTCATGACGCAAACCGAAAACGAAACGATTGAGCTAGAAACCTCACGGGGAATCAAGTATCTGATTGATGCACAAGACCTGCATCTTGTTGAGCCATATAACTGGCACATGGATGCAAGAGGTTACATCTATCGTCATAGATGGGTAAATGGAAAAGACCGCCCAGTTCGCCTTCATCGAGTCTTGATAAATTGCGATAAAGGTCTTGATGTGGATCATATTAACGGGGAAAGAACCGATAATAGACGATGCAATTTGAGGGTTTGCACTAGACAGCAAAACATCTTCAACTCAAGTAAAAGATGCACCAATACAAGTGGGTATAAGGGCGTTTGCTATAGGAAAGAGAGAGGCAAGTATAGAGCCAGAATAAGAATTGGCGGCAAGGAAATTCTTCTGGGGCATTTCGATACAGCAATTGAGGCTTCAAATGCATACAACAAGGTGGCATTAAAATATCACAAGGAATTTGCAAGATTATGAACCACAATCAAATCGTCGAATTGCAGAAAAGGATTGGTACTACGCCAGATGGTTTTTTTGGCGAGAAGTCTATCAAGGCATGCAAAGACCACCTGCGTGGCCTCATGCCCGTAGATCACCCTTGGCCAACCCAAGACCAAGGCGCGCTCACTAGGTTCTACGGACGACCCGGCGATGAGACGATGCTGGTCAACCTATCCGTCAACGACCTCGACATTCGTTATGATGGGAAGAATGTGAAGTCCATTCGCTGCCATCACAAAGTAGCACCTAGTCTCCGCCGCATTCTGGAGAACATCGCTAAAATGCCACACGCCTGGGTGCTGAAGGAGTATGCTGGCGTGTACAATAACCGCCCCATGCGTGGGGGTTCTCTTCCGTCTCTGCATGCTAGGGGCGCGGCTATTGACCTTGCTCCCAGCACTAATCAGTTCCGTGAGCATTGGCCAAAGTCCGCGAATATGCCGATTGAAGTGATGGAGATCTTCGCCAAAGAGGGATGGCTTCCAGCGGGTGCTTTTTGGAATTACGATGGGCAACACTTTCAAGCCACCCGATGAAAATCCCCCTATCGGTCAGCATTGGTGGGCAGGAAGTTGAAATCCTCGTCGAAGAGAACCTTGCGGAATATGGCAATTTTTGTCTTGACGACATGCGTATTACCCTTCGTAGTGCCGATGCAGACATTATGGAGTCCACATTACGCCATGAGATGATGCATGCTGCATTCAGCATTGCGGGTATCTCTCACTCGAAAACATTCGAGGACATGGAGGAGTGTGTAGTCCGCTGTCTGGAGAACATCTTTTTCCCTGCATGGGAGAAGGTGATAGCCAAACCAAAACGAAAAACAAAATGAGCTACAAGAGATTCGAGTTGTTGAGAAATAATTCAATGGATCGGTTGATGACGATAGGAGAGTATGTTGGCCAACCGTCAATCAAATACATTCAAAACCTAATTCTATCTTATGATGGATACGAAGTCCCAGATAAGGATGCAAAAGACATTCTTAATGGCGTTGAGACACCACAGAGAATTATTTCAACGATAACATATAAACTCATACCTTCTGAATAATGAGCTACAAAAAGTTCCTCGTCGCAGCTGATAACCACGGCTGCCTAGTCTCGGAAGAGGCTAAAAAGAAGATACTAGACTTTGCGAAAAGTTGGAAGCCGAACTACAAGATTCATCTCGGTGACTTGTGGGATTTCTCCCCACTCCGTAGAGGTGCAAGCCCAGAGGAAAAGGCAGACGGCATCTCTGAAGACTACCAAATGGGCCTTGAATTTCTTGATGAGTTTAAGCCGGACTATCTCACCCTTGGAAATCATGACGACCGCATCTGGATGAACTCAACCAAGTGTGCTGATGGCATGCTTCGTGAACATTGTGCAAAGTTAGCACAAGCCTCCGAAGACGAGTTCCGTAAGCGCAAGATCAAGTGGGTTCCATACCATATCAGTAAATACCTCATGCTCCCAGAGGGTGGGCCGAAGTTCATTCACGGCTTCCGCGCTACAATGTATCCCGCTAAAAGTCATTTCGAGAACTGGGGGCCTTGCATTCACGGTCATGTCCATAAGCCAGATGTATATGTGGCTCGCCATGTTGAAGGCCAGGCGGCGTTCTCTGTTGGATGCCTTGCCGACATCGACCAGCTGTCATACGCCGACCGCACACCAGCGAAACTCGCGTGGCGCAATGGGTTCCTTTACGGAATGATCAACGAGAAGACTGGCGCGTGGCAGGCATGGAATGTCATCAAGGAAGGCGATGTCTGGATCTCTCCGATGGGGATTCTGTAGCCGAGCGACCACATCAAAACATTGTAGCCGAACACCGACATGATAGCGGAAATCGCAGGCATGTTTCTATTCGCCACCCTGGTTGTATGGGTGGTAATCTTCTGCGCCTCAAACCAAGACTACTGGTACTAACCAATGAAAACGAAACAAGCACTAGACGCACTAGACAAAGCCATAGCCCTCATCGGCACAGAGCAACCACGCCGCGATGACGAGTTCACGGTGAACGAATACGCTGAAAGGGCTGGGATTTCCATCCCGCATGCATCCGCTATCCTACGGCAAAAGACTGCTGACGGATTGCTCGTTATGCGTAAGAGTCGAGTCAATGGACGGAGTACCAATATGTATTCCCTAGCCGAGTAAGAACGCATTCTGGCAACTTATCCGCTAGAATGCTACACATTATGGAAATGTGGACAGATTGTGTCCACATCTGCGTATGGTTACACAGACCCTTGTTTGCGGTAAGACGACCAGTTAAAGTGTAATCCGCACCCATTCTCACGGATTCTATCCAGCACAGCCGCTGATAATTTAGAGGCAAATTCCTCGCGTGAGTAGTTGGAAATCAATATGGTAGGCCTTTCGTTCCGATAGCGAGCGTCGATAATACTGGTGATCTTTCTGTCCTCGAAGGGAGTCTCCCCCCTCTCCTGGAACTCGTCAATCACCAGCAACCCAGCCTCGGTGTATTTCTTCACCACGGACATCTCGGATTGCTCGGAATCTGGACGAAAGGTGTCACGGATCTCCATGAACAAGTCCACAGCAGTAGTGTAAATGGCAGGTCTATCCTTCTTCCCACAGTTCCATCCCATGCCACCAGTGGCGAAATGTGAGTCCTTTGGGGTGCATTTCTTGGCAACCTCGTAGGCCATGCGGGTCTTACCCGTGCCATTCGTGCCGTACATCACCACAATGCCTCCAGAATCGCTTGTAGCGAGGGCTAGGCGGTAGTGTGCCCACCAGTCATCCCCAACGCATTCTGGGGCATCCTCGTAGCGTTTAGGGAATCCTTTGAGTGTATTCATCCTCTGCTCCTCCTTCTGCGATATGAGGCTTCCAGCACATCCGTAAGGCGGTAGAACTGCCGCTTCTCCTTGTACTCGTCCCAGTTGACCTCTGGCGTAGGCTCGATCCCCTCGGATTCCTGCGTCCTAATTAGCCTTTCTACGGCACTAGATAGCGAGCAATCTATCCTTTTGGCAAGGTTATCCACCCGCTTGAATGTCTCCACTGAGAGCGAGACTCGGATGTTGATCTTCTTGTCCTGTATCTGGTTGCGTTTTCTGCCAGAACCAAAGGCGAATTTACGCTTCTGATTTAGCTTCCTCCTCGATGGTTGTTCTTGTGTTTCGTTCGTGTTCATCTGTTTGTTTGGCTTCCGTGTTTGGTTTGCGGAAGATTGAATCGTAGTTCTCTCCGTAGACCGCTTGGTCTACTGGTCGTTTTCTGTCTCCTTTGCCGGCTGACATGGTGGTTATTTCATGGATTTAGACCCACGGCAACGCCATTTCTTGCGCGAAAGGTTATTGGGGCTGTTCGGGTCATCCTTCCAGTCGCCCTTGATCTTCGCACTCCTAGCGCAGTACGCGTCACCCTTAGCAGTCCCTGGCCTAATCCTATCACCGCCGTCCGCTGCTTTACCTGCTTGTCCGTACTTAATCGTCCTAGTCCTACCAGTCTTCGGGTTCTTTATCTTCTTTTCAAAACGCTTTTCCATATGTTTAAATTGTATCAGATTCTATCAGAATTTCAATAGTCAACCCTTCAGTTCCTTGATGCCGCGCTCAAGCTGGTGCTGTCTCCATTGCAGTCGTTGGATCTCGGCCTCGATCTGCCCCTCTAGGTCTATTGCTTGCTTGCGCCAGCGTTGGGATTCTGCTCTCCATAGGTCGCGCTCCGCTATTAACTTGGCCTCACGCTCCGACCCCATGCCTAGCAGTCTGGCTTGCTCCTCTCCCTCCTTGCGTTCCTCATCGAGTTCACGCCTAACATCATTAAGTTGTTGCTCTTGGAGCCTGAAGAGATCGCGCCTAAATTTCAAATCCTCGCGGGCCTCGTCGCGTTCGACTTTAGCCTTGTCCGCCAGTTCCACCGCTCCCATCCACCTGTCCTCCCAGCCTTTGATTGCTCCTCGATGAAGCTCGGCTTCCTGCTTCATTTCGTCAATGGCCATAAGCACATCGTCGATGGCCTCTCCAATCCTCCAAGGATCTGGTTGTTCCATTTCATCATTTCCCCTGCGCCATAGATTATAGTCACGCAGGACTTGAATTGCTTGTTCTGTTTTCATTTGGGTAAAATTACCACCTTGTCGGACGCTGGGTGGTGCAGCGACGATGAACATCGACTACCGACATGCCGCGATTGTTCTACATTGCCATACGATAGCGAGCAAAAACCTTGCCGTTTTGCTTCACGCTGTCCGTGAGGATCGGAAACCCATCATTGCGGAGTTCGTTGATCCTGGCCGATAGCCTCATGCACCCCCATTTATTAAGGGCTTGCAGGGCGGTAATGGTCTTCCCCTTGAGGAGCCATGCTTCCAGTTTGTGTGATATGCTCATATGTTTAGTCTAGTCTTGGGATTTCAAACTCAAACTTGTCGTCGAGTTCACTCATGATTGCGGAGTGGATCTCGCTTTCAAGCAAGTCCTCCGTGGGTTCTTCCGTATGCTTGTGTGCGCGGCGTATCCCATATCGGATGCCGTTTTCTACACACTCCCTTACGATGTTGTATGTCCGTGGCTTCATTGGTTTTATTGTGTTGTGGTTTCAGAATGGCTTCGCAAATTCCCGTAGGTTTTCCTCTGCCATTAAGACTTGTCTGACTGCGCTGACAAATTGCCTAGCGCATTCCTTGGATGTCAATCCAGAAAGTTCCTCCTCCAAGCAATAAATACATTCCCTTCCTCCCCTCGCATTATTCCCACATCCCTTGCAACACGCGGAGAATGTCGATGGCCACCTTGGGTTTTGATACCAGATGTCCCCGATAAGGGCTTCGATCTCTTGGTACTTCTTCATGGTTTGTTTCCTTTGATAAGATGAAATATGTAATTGGTGTGCTTGTTCTCCCAATTAACAAGCCTTTCTGTCGCCTCCTCGAACTTAGCAACATGAATCCACTCCTTGGCTTCGTACATTGCATACCTCGCTTCTATCAAAGCATTTACTAGCCTGTCGCGTTGCTCGCGCAGGTCGTAGACCTCCTTCGATGTCCAGTCCACATCGCACCCGCATTCTGCCTCGCTGTAAGCGTGGCATTGGCAATCCTGTCCCGGTGTGTAGTTATCTTTCATGGTTGTCTGCTTCCGTATAGGGCTATGAGTAATGCGTCCGCCGTAGCGTGAATCACCTTCTTGTCTGGGAATAGCTCCTGTGCCTTCTGCTTGGAGATGTTCTTGTTGCCTTTTGTCATGCAACCCATCGCCTTCTGCCAGACTTGTGGGCGCACACGCTCGAAGGGTATTCCTGCAGCTGTGAGTGCCATCTCAAGGTTGCCGTAGCCTCGGCCAAAGCTGAACGCTGAAACGACACCCATCTGCGGACTGCTAGAGACTTGCTCGATGTATGCTTTGCATGGTTCATTTGGCTCAAAGCGTCTAATATCAAGGATAAGCTCCCACAAGTCCTGCAAGGTATCTGGCATCTTCTCAACGCAAGACTTACCTCGCTCGTCGATCCACGCAATCGCGCCATTAGCCCCAGGGTCTACGCCTATCGTCACTCTCATGTTAATCCTTCTGTTAAGATTCTGAATGCTGTTGCTGCCACTGCTGGAACTTGTCCATTCCCAATGGCTTTAAGTCTGTCCACCCCATTAGCCACCCCATTAAGACTTCGTACGCCATAGGGTTTGGGTATATTGTTTTGTACTCTGAATTGCCTCCAGTCCATATCTCGTACTGCTTTTTCCTCTGTTGATATGAACTTCCTTGACTCGCCCCCTTGTAATCTACCCTTTGTGGAGTTGGCCAAAACCCAGAGTCTCGATCTTTCGTGGCTAGCTCCAACATCTCCAGCTCCAAGCACTCCCCATCTTGCATCATACCCCATTTCGGCAAGGTCTTTGAGAACAACGCTGAGTCCTCTTGTTCTGAGCAAAGGACTATTTTCGATGAAAACATATCTTGGTCGTATCTCACCAACAATCCTTGCCATTTCTTTCCAGAGTCCGCTTCGTTCTCCTTCGATCCCAGCACCTTTGCCGGCGGCACTGATGTCCTGGCAAGGAAACCCCCCGCAGACGATATCAACTTCCCCTCGCCAGGGTATTCCATCGAAGGTGCAGACATCATCCCAGATTGGGAACTTTGGCAGGATTCCATCCCGTTGCCGTTGGAGTAAGACCTTTCGGCAGTAAGGTTCAATCTCGACAGCACATACTGGGGTATGTCCGAGAAGCATCCCGCCGAGGATTCCTCCCCCTGCTCCTGCAAATAAGTGTAGCTCATTCATTTATTATTTTTTGTTTATCTCTGCTCAAGAACTCCCCGTGAAAAACTTTCTCTGCATCTTTCCTGCATTTAATTGCATCCTCTATCTTTTCAAAGCATCCAAGGTGATGATTTTTCCCATGTTTTTTTATTTGGGCTACATACTTCTTAACCAGTTTGTGAAATGTAACACCAATAGTCCCAGATGTATTGACCGATGATGGTTCACAGTTGCATCTATTTTCGGATCTAGTTGCCAATCTCAAGTTGCACCATCTGTTATCATTTTTAACACCATTTATGTGATCTATGTCAAACTCTGGATGATTGCCTGTCATGTAGTAATAAGCTAAACGATGAGCTAAATAATTCCGCCTCTTGTGTGATATTACAATATAACCATCAGTATGATCTGATCCTATCTTTTTCTTGGGGATATCGCATGATTTACTGGAGAATCCACCGGGGTTTTTTCTAGCAACGCTTGTAAAGAAATCACCAGAGTCGCTATCGTAATAAAAATAATCGACGAACTCTTCGTGCGGTATGTTTATGTTTTTAGCTTTCATTCCAAATGCGTAGCTTAAGTTTCTTCGCAAGTCCTATCACGGCATCCACCTCGGTATCATCAGAGTTGTTGAAGCGGGTTTCGGTCTTGTACGCCACATACTTACCATCGGCTCGGCGCATTGTCTTGATTCCCTTCTTCTCCTGCCACTTGAGGCGTGGTGAAAGCTCCTCTGGTAGATCACTAAATAGCAACTCCATATTTGTTGGCTAGGCGTTTGAGTATTTCCATGAACCCATGCTTGCGGTGTTCCTTTGACGCTAGTGCTGTCATAAGGGCAACGGTTAAATGCGGGTCACTACCTACTGATCTTGTTTTTTCGTATATGTTCTTTAGTTTCATCGTTTTATTCCTTGATCGTGTTAATTTCGTTTTTGTGTCTCCAGACTTCAAGTCCGCGCCCAGTATCCACAAGGGAGAAGTTGCATCCCCTCATGTCACGCAAGACGGATCGAAGCCATCTCATTTCATGTTCGTATTCCTCTCGGTATGGGCGAGTGAGTGGGATATGTCCCAGATTCATCGCCTCCATTGGTGTAATCATTTCAATCATAAAGTTATCGGAAAGTGTTTTCTTTTAGTTTGTTGACGAATAGTTCAATACTCATTGGTTCCTCTCCAATGTTCGCGCAGTCCGTCAAATGTATGTGCCTATCATTGTGGTGTCTAATGCAAAGCCATGTTATTTCAAGTGGCTTATCGTAATCCTCGTGGTGTCCTTGTGACTTTGGATTTCCGCACACAACGCACGGAAGTCTTTTGATTTTGTTTTCTGTGATTGCCTTGGTCACCATTGCCCTAGCGTTTATCTTTTTGATTTCTTCTTCTGTACCATGTCGATACTTTCTGAATTTATTTATGTGCCTTATTCTTTCTTTTTTGACCCACTCTGGATCTTGCTTTTTTATTTCAAGCCTTTTTGCTGAATCCTTTCTTGTGCATTCCTTGCACTTGTTTAGATGGCCGTCACCCATTTGCGGGTGCTTGTAGAATTGAGTGAGTGGGAAGACCTCGTGGCATTTGAAGCATTTCTTCATAGGAATGAAAATCTACCCCATTTGCCACGAGGTGTCAACTAGAATGACTAAAACGGCACATCATCCATTGGATCATCCCACGCATCGGGCTTTGCGTATCCGTTAGCCTTTGCTTGCTGGTGGTCGCTAGGCTGCTTGATAGCATCCCAGTCCATGATCTTTGCGTTTCCAAGGATCGGGCCTTTCTCGCCTGCCGCTTTGCGTTCCTTGCTAATCTTCTGGACGATGAACCCATCGTACCCGTACTTGTCCTTCTCCTCGCGGATCAACAAGGTGACAGAGAGGTATTTCTTTCCTGTCTTGGGTGACTCGTAGAGAGCCGTCTTGTCGATCTTCGTCGTGTCAATGCTAATGTCTATGGTCTGTTTCATGGTATTTTATTTGATTGCCCACTTGGGGAATGAGAGTTCTTGAATTCCCTCAACTGCCTTGGGGAACTTATTATCCGCAACGCATTGTTGGAATTTTGCTATGGCATTCATGTACCCTGCTCGGCCTTGGTCGATGAAGTCATCCGTCAATTTAACGATTGCCACTTCATAAGGCGCAGATGTTTCGACAAAGGCAAGCACAAAATTCGTCCTATTTTGCCCCGTAGCGGCGTTGAATAGGTCGAGGTAGAGGGCAGCCTGCCAATGGTAGCCACGGCGCACCACAAGCCCAGCCAGATCCTCGGCATTGCCAAAGCTCGATGTGGTCTTTAGGTCGATGAGGCAGTCACCCTCGCTCGGCACAAGGTCGATCATCCCGCGCACCTTGGTTGCCCCGATTTGCGAGTAGGCCGCCACCTCGGTCTTGTACCCATTAACGAGAACGGGTTGCAGATCGGGGTCATTAAGTACGGATTCCGCGCACTCGTTTGCCGCATTGAGTTGAGCTTGCGTGATGCACACCTTTCCTTGTGCTGTCATGCTGTCCCGCCACTCTTGTGCCGCCTTGGTACGGAATGAGTCGTATTCGCTCACGGCATAGGTTTCGGCGTACTCGCTCGGCGTAAGGGCCAGGCAATGCACGAGGCTTCCAAACTCCATCGCCGGCGTTGACTCCTTGGGCTTACCATGAAACCACTTCCAAGGGCTTTGCGAGAAGTCCCAGAGCATGGACTTGGAGACATATCCATCCAAGTTAGAGGGGCTTGCGCCCCCCTCGTAATACTTGTGTCCCAGATTGTAGACTAGCTCGCTCATGGTTCAACCTCCTTTGCCATTGCCTCGAATGCCTCGGCGATCTTTTCAGCGTGAGGTTTTACGCTGTTCTTCTTTGGCTTTTCATCAATGGGTTTCTCCTCGACCACCACTTGAGCTTCAACCACTTCGGGTTCTGGCTCGGGTTCGGGTTCTGGTTCTGCCACGAATGGATTCGCCTTTGGAGTCACATTGCGTGGTAGTTCAGCAAAGTCCCGCACTTCGTCTTGCGTGTACATCCCAAGGGACATATCAGAGGCGTAAGCACGACTCCAAAATGAGGCGGCACGATAGCGTAGCATCTGACCAGGCATTGTGAGCCACTTTGAACCATTTTTGGTACTCCAGCCTTCTTTTTTCGCCATCTCCAGAGTGATTCGCTCACCCTTGAGTTCTTCACCAGTCGCCATGTCACGGGCAACAGCGTAGCACCATGTCGGAGCTTCGTCCGAGTCAAACACAAAGCGCAGAGGTGAGAACTTGCCGCTTGCGTTGATCATGCCGATCAGCGCGGTAGCAGACCACGATGGTCGCCCGTGTATGATGGCAAGGTTTTGGCACACCATTAGCGGGTCAAGCCTTGTGCGCTTTGCCACATTGAGAGCAATCGCGCAGTTTGCTACATTGCCAGCAAAGTCCTTGGGGACTAGTGTGCTTTTAGAGAGCATCATTGCTTGCCTTTGGACAAGCTCGAATGCTTGCGTCTCGGCCTGCACCTGCGCCAGAATGCCCGTGTTTTGCGCTTCCTGCGGCGCAATCGCATCAGTTGTTGTCGGTGTTGTCGTTTGGTTTTCCATCGTCGTATTTGTTTAGGTTGTTCAGTTGTTCGGCAATGTGCTTCCCCACTGCCACGGGGTCGAATAAAGGAAGTCCATCCTTCATTATATGTGGGATATATCCGTCAGCCGCCCATAGGGCAACCACAGCAGGCGGCAGTTTCAACTCATTTGCCATCTCATGCAAGTCAAATAGTCGTATCATGGTATTTTTGTTTATGGTTTTCCGAGTTTCAGTGGGTTATGTTCCGCATAAATCCTTATCTTATTCACTGCGAGAGATCGCATAAAACCCTCAACTTCATCCAAGGCGCAAGCAGGATTCCCACCTGCGGCCATTATTGCGGAACTAAATTCTCTGTAATTTTCGTAAAAAACAAGCATATTTTCTGAATCCATTCCTTGAAAGAGCGATTTCTCGTTGTCGTGTTTTGTTTTTTTCATGCAATTTTTTCTTTTTCGGGTTGGTCATTTTCGGGTTTGACCTCATTCACGAGGCGTTCGAGCGTCTCCCTCACCTTGTCGGCGAAGTCGTCGTCATGTTCCAGTAGGTAGCGGACGCGCTCCCTTGCGTGAATCACCGCACCATGGTGACGATCAAGGCGGTAGCCAGTATCTTGTAGCGAGTGGTTTTCGCTCCAGATTGTGGCGATGAGTTGCCTTGGCACAGCATAGCAATGAAGTCTACTTCTAGATAGGATCATGCCAGGCGGAACATCAAACACTTGGCAAACGATCTCGACTAGGAAGTCAAATTTTTGCGCTTCGGTGTCGTCGTATGGTCGCCAATTCACCTTCATGCCGCACCTCCGTCCCAGTCGTCTTTTATGACATAGGCTCCCCAGACCGCCACGGACAGCATCGAGCTGCCATAGAATGCCCACATTTTCCACTTGGAACTGCCTTCGAATAAGCTGTCCACGAATAGGAATAAGCCAAGATGCCCGAATATGGCGATTGCCAGCGCAACTTGCTTTTTCATGCGGCCTCCCTTCTGATTTTTGCGATCTTACGCGCTCCCTTTAATGCCCAGGCGGCTTGCGTTCGGCTCACCTCACACCATGAGCCACCCACGAATACGCCAGCATAGCGGCCAAGCGTTCCCTTGTTTGTGGTGACTAGGCACGATCGCTCAATTCCGTTGAGAATTGAATCGTATTCGAGTACATAGTTCCACCCAGTTTCGGTTTTCAGTCTTTTTGCAATCATCGTTTTTGTTTTTTTGTGGTTTATTCCAGCGACCAATCAATCTCGTCGATCGGCGGGTCAATATGTTTTCGCTCCCATAGATCCTCGAGCTTGTGCAAGTCAATGCCAAGGCAGGCCAGGACGCTCGAGAATATTTCCGCATCTAGGTTGCAGAGTTCCTCCCGATTGTTCTGGAAGAACTCCATAAACAGAGGGAATTGATCCGCATCCTCGAGGTTTTGAATGCCCTTCGCCTCCTTGGTGATGAGTTCGAGAACCCACTCGCAGTCCTCAATGGCGACCCCGTCCGACATTATCAGACGGAGCGCGTCATTTTCCCATTTAGGTCGGCTCATGAGTCCCTCCCTTCTGCTTTTGCTATGACGGCAAGGGCATTTTGCAAGTCCTCATCGCTTGCCATCGGATGTGTGAGGTTTCGCAAAGCCTCGAGCATTTCGGGAGCGGATGCAATCAGACGAGCGTCAGCGTCACTCGTTGAATTGTTTGTGGTCGCTACCACGCAACTATATTGGTCCAGAATGTCCCATTCAATCGGGTTTCCGTTGAGATATTGTGAGGGGTTAGTGGACGCAAAGCTCCACGGGCCTTTAGTGTGCTTTTGTTTCTTCATTGTTTTTATGGTTTAGTTTCCAAATTCTGCTTGAAATTCAAGCACTCCATGTTCCAGCTTCAATTCTGAAAACTCTGCTTTGAGTTTCTCGATCTCGAGCGTCCTCTGTTTATTCCCATCGATTGATGGGAATTGGGCCATGCGATAATGATGATGCATGATCTCTTGATTTATGCGGCCCATCCTATTTTCGATTTGTTCCATTGTCATCGTTTTTATTGGTTTGGTTATTTCATGCAAGAAGTGAACTCTGGATCGACCTTTAAAGTTCCTTTAAGGAACTCGCCGCGCTTCGGGCGTGGCAAGTCTCTCGCAAATTTGATTGCATCACGCAAAGATGATGCATTTATTTCCACTACCCCAACCATCTCCCAAATGACGGGAATCTTAAAAGTTGAATCATCGGCTTTATTTCCAATTTCTGTTTTCATGTTTTTGCTGGTTTGGATTAAAAGCAGGGAACGATAACGCCGCCATCAAACTCGATGGCTGGTTCGGCTTTTTCCGCGATGTAGTGACGAATGGCGGCCTCAATGGAATCGTAATCTTCCTCTACATTGTTAAAGAATGATAGACCCATTTTTGAGCGGGAGCGCATAAAGGTTAAGCCAAGTTTCTCAGCCGCATCTTCGTGGTCACGGAAGAAATCATCCGCCCAGTCAAATAATGACTTGTATTCGCTCCAGTCGCATCGGATGGCTACAGCATCAAACTCCGCATCATCTGGCATATTCTCATCGAGAAACTCTGCCATTGCCCACGCTCCCGCGCGGGTGAAGTTTCCGTATTCATCTCCAGCCAAGGCATCGGCAATCTCGTTGGTTGTAAGTGTCTTTTTCATCGTTGTTATTCTTTCGTTGTTGTTGTTGTTTAGTCTCTTCAGTGCCAGCACTACTGGCAGACCGCTCGCGCGGTTTCGACTTTAGGATGCTCGCATTTGTTGGCAATGCAAGACTATTTTGTGGAATGTTTGAAAGGCTCGGCACTCATGCGAAACATTTCGAGATCACTATGGCCACCGAAACAGCCGCTCGTGATGGCTACGGCAAAGCCAAGCAAGGAAATAAGACAAATGAAAAGCAAGGAATCTTTCATGCCTCCACCTTTCTAATTTGCCCTAGTCTTTTTTCCGCCGCTTCTCGCGTTTTGAATAAGCCAGAAACCGCGACAATCTCCCATCTCGAGTCAGTTTTCCAAATGGTGTTCCAAATTTGGAATTTGCCATTTGTTTTGACTATAAACATTCTCATCCCTCCCCCCTTTCCATCATAGAAAGCCCTTGCAAAGCCAAAACGACCATTGCGGTGATTTCCCTTTGCTTGCGCCATTCATCCATGTCTTTCGGCTCACCTAGTGCCGCTTTCGTGAAGTCTCGAATCACATTCAAATCGTCTGATTGGATGCGTCCAGCGTCTACCAGCTCGCGGAGTGAAATCCCCGTCCAATTTTTGTGATTGAGTACGAGACTCACGAATTCAATTTGTTTCGTTGTCATGTTGTCGTTGTGTTTTGTTTTAGTGTTTACTGCTTCTCAAATGTGACGCTTGCAGTATCGGGCAATCCGAATGCATCGCGGTCAGATAGCCATTTGATATAAGCTTGTTCTTCCGATTGCGCTTCGTACCAATCAACGAAAGGCTCGTTGATGTGGGGGATTCGCGTGATTGCTTTGTAGGTGTTCATCGTTGTGGTTTAGTTCGGTTATTTACTTGAAACGGACAATTGCCATGAGATGGCATCATTGTACCTTGAAATCAAATTTTCAATGCAATCTTGAGGCGTTGCCCCTTGAGCAGCCGCCCACATTTTGACAAAGGTTCGGTCTGGTGTGCATTCCCTCGCATCAATTATGTCTGAAACCTCTACCTTTGCATACCATACCCGCTCAAAGGGGCAGTAGCCATAAGCAGAAATCGAATTGAAGTATTTGTCGAGCGATTCCTTGAATGCGGCCATTGCCATATCAAATTTCATGCTCCCGTTCCTTGGGAGGTCTTCATCCGATAGGTTCGATGCCAACTCATCAAGGCTCAAGAATGACTTGAGCTTTTTGTTTAATGTCAAATGCAAGTGATTTTGTTTCATCGTTGTATTGCGTGCCTTGTTGTGGGCAACGAGAGCAATCTAGAACATCACTCACGAATTGCCAGCAAAAAATGCCAATAACCTAAAACTTTTTTATCCGATTGTTATTGACAAGCTACCAAACCTCTTAAATTCAAGCATTTCACGCAATCCACAAGGGAAGAAAAAATTCATGGCCACGAGAACTTTCGGAAGCCCAAAGGTCAAACCTACCGCCAAGGAACAAAGCTTCGGAGCGTCTAGCTATTCCCTTTAGGCTCTAGGTGACGAATGAATGAGGAAGATAGGAAGAATCAAAAGCTATCTAAAATCCATTCACCCATCTTAAAGAAACAATCAACACGCTTGAGTCATGTCGCGAGCCTTTACAATGCCCTTCGCAGATCCTCCTAAGGTCGGATGCGCTCGGGAGTAAGTGGTTACGCTCGTGGAGCGTATTCTAATTAAGATTGAAAATCCGTCAAGCTTTTTCTTATTGGCAAGTAAATGCTGGCAATGACATGACCACAAGGTACAGCGCAAAGACCAGGTTAATCCTTAGCAATCCACTACAGATTGTAGCTAAATCTTTAGCGCGTCACTAATGAAACCGGCGCTGGTCACTTGAACACTGCACGCATGAACGCCTGGCAAATCATTAGCAATCCAGTAAGGTTTGACGGGGGGCGGGGGTCAATGAGCTTGAGTTTGTAAATATTCCTATCCTTCAACCTGCCCCAGAAAAAATGTGCAAAGGGGGGATTGTTCCCGAGTGGTAATGTTGCTAGGTGGGTCTAGTGTTTTTGCTAGGAATGTGCGTGATCGGTAACTTATCGCCTTTTTTTAGGTTGTCCGTAGCCCATAATGGCTGGAGATTGAGGTAATGACACAGCTTTTCCAGCTCGCTTTTAGACTCGGCTGATGCTAACGGGATTATGTGATCTATGTGCCATAGGTTTCTATTGTTCCATGACATGCCAGTGGTGAATTTTGATTCTATGTGAGTCTTTAATGTGTCCCAAGAACACCCAAGCATTTGAGCTGTCTTCCTGCCCTTGGAGTATCCCATTAGATTGAATGCCTTGGATGTCCGCTTGCGAAGCCTTTGTTTTAGGGCAAACAATGGGTCTTCTTTTGCCTTACTGGTAGCTCTGCTTGAGGCGTACTTAACTAAATGTTTACGATTTTTGCGCTGCCACTCTTTTGTTTTAGCGTCTTTTTTATCTTTGTTCTTGGCGTACCATTCTTGCCATCTCTTGAGCTTTCTTTGATCCCCCCTACCACGCTCGCGCCTTCTTTGCAAGAGTGCTATGGCATTATCCCATGTAACCCATCTTTGTCCACCCCTGTAGGTTTTATCATAAGCCCAAAAAACAAGGCCATCAGACCTAACCTCAAATTGTCTAAACCTCCATTCTTGGTTGTTGACAATATCCTTAATATCGTGTAATTCCAATTCAGCCTTCTGCATAACGGTAATTGCTTTAGGTTAGTCGATCCCCTTGCTGCAACTTGGGGCATCGGCGTTAACTTTAAATTAAATTTAGAAAAAGTCAAGTATGCCAAGAGGAGATTCTTATAGTCTACAGGGTCAGCAAGGAGGCATTGTGCTTACTGGTGCTGACAGCGCGACTGGTTCATTCCGTTGGATTCAAGCGATTGAGGACAGCGTTCTATTGACCGATACTGGCGAGACTGCTGGTAACCTTACGGACATCATCAACCTCGATGGAAAGACCCTTCCTGCGGGTGCTGGTCTTGGTGGTATTTTTACCAAGGTTCAGATTAGCTCTGGCACGGTTGTCGCGTATTACGCGTAATGTCCCAATTTAGGTCTACTGGTGGGCTAGACGATTCGATTGCCTCTGACGGTGATCGTGGGTTCTTTGCAGTCAACCAGAGATTGCAGCTTAACCAGCTTCAGCCAGGAGAGGTTCGTGAGAGCGTGAATGGGCGCATGGAGGGGTTCTGGAAGCCTCGGAAGAATGTCCAGTTGGTTAGCCCTGCGTTGACTACTGGAGGCAACTCTCTTCAGCTTCCGTTCCATGTGCTGGTCATCCAGAAGACAGTCACAAGCGTTACCCGTGTCGGAACGACCATCACGGTAACTGCGGCATCTCATGGATTTACCAATGGTGACTCAGTGTACATATCTGGGGTTGGTTATACTAGTGGCACAAATCCTAATGGCACATTTACCATTTCTAATGTAGCCACAAACACTTTTGATTACACCTTAACTGGTGCTGATGGCTCTTACACTACGACTGCCAGCACAACCGCAGCCAATCTTACTCAAAACTTTAGAACTATCACCGCTGTTTCCTATGCGGCAAATGTGGTGACCATTACGGTAGTTGGGCATGGGTTGACTATCGGACAACCGGGCAACCTCACGATTTCTGGGATCACCTTTACTGGAACAGACAACAATGGCATCAAGGCTGTTACTGCCACCACCGTTGACGAGCTGACCTTTCCTGTGACTGGTGTTACTGGGATTACTGGAACAAGCTCACCAAAGATTACCCAGATCAATGTAAACGATGCCGCTGCTAGCGAGGTTCTGGCATCCTGCGTGTTCTCTGACCCCAATGACTCCAACAAAGAGTACATCATTGTGGCTCTGGAGACTCTAGCTAAGAAGATTGACATTTCTGCCACACCGATGACGGCAACCACATTGCCATACCCTGTGGGGGCTACGGTTAGTGAGAAGTGCGACATGATCCAATGCTTTGACAAGGTCATGCTTTTCCGTGATGGGCAGCAGGCGTTGGAGTGGTATCCACATGGACGAGCTGTAATTTCTGCATCGCAAGGAGGAACCACGACTGTGACCATGAATGTCCGTGACCACGGGTTGACCGCTGGTACATCTGTGGTGATTGCCGGGTTGACTGGTGGCACACCACCTAATGGAACATTTACCGTAGCCTCTATCATCGACAAGGATAGCTTCACCTATGTCGGGCCTACGAGCCAGACCGTAACATTTGGCGTAACCACTGCCACTATGACAGACGGGTTCACCCTGTCACCCGGTGGCCCGTACACCCAGCCTCAAGTCTTTAACATCCAAGCCAAGGATGTCGATGTGGTAAGCGGATTGGTTTCTGCTGCAGTTACTGGCAACACTACTATTTTTGTTGGAGATACAATCATTATTTACTCAACTGCCACCACTGACTTTCAAGCCATGCTTGGACAGTCCTATCAGGTAGTCAATGCTACTAGTACGCTAATCCAATGGTATGCCCCCATCGGTGACTATAACACCTCGGCATCTGATGTGTTTGAGTTCGGTGGCAGATTCTCAGTAGGTGGTGGATTCATGCATCAGCCCGGCGCACCTTGGGGTACTTACTTCCAACGACGAATCTGGGTTCCGTATTACTATGAGCCGGGTGGCACATTTGGTTCTTACACATATACTAGTCGTAAGATCACCGACGAAATTGTGGCATCCGACATTCTGGACACCACCACCTTCGACCAGATCGCCAACCAGTTCCGAATCTCTGGTGGTACGGCTGATTATGTGGTGGCCATGCACGGATTCTACGATGATGCGCTGGTAGTTCTTAACAGAAATAGCCTCCACATTGTGGCTAACACTCAAGGAAGTCTTACTGACACGGTAGTCAAAGAAATGACTAGCGAGGTTGGCTGCTTGGCTCGCAAAACCGTGGTGATGCAGGCAAATAACATGCTTTTTCTTTCAGACAATGGAGTCTACGGGCTTACATTTATGAACGATTACAACCTTCGCGGCACGGAAGAACCACTTTCCAAGAATATCCAGCCGTATATCGACAGAATCAATAAAAACTTGGCGGATAAATCAGTAGCAATCCTTCACGATAACCGATACTACATTGCAGTACCGCTAGATTCCGTGCCAAATGGTAATGATGCGCGTGGAAATAATGCGGTTTTGGTGTACAATTTCCTCAATAAAGGCTGGGAATCAGTAGATACTTACAGCGATTCTAGGTTTTTAATTGAAGACTTTGTAGTTGCCACCGCAGGGGTGCGTAATGACCTATATGCAATTGCCGCCAATGGTGGGCTGCACAAAATGGAGTCAAGTGAGTCTAATACAGACTATCTTGGAATAGATAATTCAAGCAATAGCCAGTCTGCTGTGGTAAATTCCTACCTTGTAAGCAGAGGATACGATTTTGGAACTCTTGAGCGCAAACGATTCACTGATGCCCAAGTCCAGATGCAAGCACTCGTCAACGAGCAGGCCGAATATAACATTGCATTTGCGGCCGAAGACCCAGACTCGTCTGTGGAAATTGGAAGCACCACCACGTTCCTTGGTGGTACTACGCTAATTGCCGATGGCGCAGGTGAATCTGAAACGGCCAGCATCCGCTGTAGGCTCGGTGGGGTTCGCGGATATACAGGAACAATGACATTGACAAGAACTATTGGTTCCCCTAAGGTCCACTCTATTCAAGTCTCTGGTTCCATAACTAATAGACAAATCCTTTCACAGAAATAATCTCATGGGCGTTGTAAATACTACCTACACATTTACTGGAACCGACACAATCACGAGTTCCAAGCTAAACAACATTATTGACGACACAACATTTACTAGCGATGCCATCTCGGGATCTACATTACAGATTGTTTCCCCAGGAAAACTGGCAGTTGCCGCTGGTGGTATTACATCTAATGAACTTGGATCTAACTCTGTAACAACAGCAAAAATTACTGACGCTAATGTTACCACTGCAAAAATAGCGGACGCTAGTGTGACTCCTGCCAAATTGTCTAATTCTGATTTTGGGGCATTTACTGTAGCATCAGGTGTTGCAACACTAGACGATAATTCTGTGACAACTTCAAAAATCACAGATGCAAACATTACTGCCCCAAAACTAAGTGGAACGCAAACTGGAACCGCACCAATTTTCGGGATTCGAGCATGGGTGAATTTTAACGCTCAAGCAAATACAGATCTTTCTGGAACATACGCAAGAACTAGCTCAACAACTGTCACCATTACGGCAACAGCTCACGGTCTAATCGCTGGCAACGCAGTATTTATTGATTTTGCTGTTGGCACTGGAACAGCTCCATTTGACGGTTTGTATTTAGTTGATTCCGTAACTGACGCAAACACATTCACGGTAATTAGTTCAACGACGACCACATCGACTGGTACAGCTACATTAAGGCGTAAAACAATCCGTGGTTCAGGTAATGTATCATGCGTTTCTGCTGCATATTCTGGAGCCAATCCAGCAAGCCCCCCAGCATCAGACCAATCTGCCGGAAATGGTTATTATGTTTTAAACTTTTCTACAGCAATGCCAGATAGCAATTTCTGTGTGAGTGGTGTTGTAAGTCAAGATGGTGAATTAACATCAAGTTCAGGCAACGATGTGCTTGGTGGATCTGCATATAATGAAAAATGCGCTTTTATCACGAGTATTAGCGTAGCATCATCAGCAGTAGCTTGTCTTTATAATAATGTTCAAATTATTAGATGAACCAGCACCTAGCCAAAGTATTTCATGAACCTAGACCTTTCACATATTGACCCAGACATTCTCGCTACCTGTAGCGAGTCTGACAAGGTTGAGTATGCTATGTTTAAAAGTGAACAGAAGGTTGATTTACCGTTGACTCATGTTTTTACTCCCGGTTTGTATGTCAGAACAATTTTTATGCCAGCCGGGTCAATAGTAATGTCAATGACTCATAACACTAGGCATCCATTCATTATTAGCACTGGAGAGGTTGATGTGGTTACACCAGATGGCCCAGTTACACACATTGCTCCGTATATGGGTATTACAGAACCGGGAACTAAAAGATTTCTGCATGTGAAAAAAGATACAACATGGACTACTTTTCACGCCAATCCTGAAAACATTGAAGATCCAGACCAAATTGTTCAAATAATTTCAGAAGAACTTCACAATCCGCTGCTTGACGACAACGACATGCAAAACCAATTGTGGAAAAAAGATGTTTCAAGTTCAAAAATAATTAACGCAATTCACGATATGATTACAATTCAAGATCCTCAATTAAAAATTGAAAGCGAGGTGATGCTATGAGTTTAGCAGCGGTTGGAACAGCTGCGGTTGTAGCTGGAGCAGGTGCATCAATCTACGGTGCATCTCAAGCTGGCAAAGGTGCTGGTAAACCACCTAGACCAGTTGATATATTTGATGTAGCAACCAAGGGTAAGTACAAAGGAACCAATTTAGCCCAACGACAAGCAACTGGTCTTTTTGAAAATTACTACCCAATGGCCATTCCATTGGCGTTACGCGCAAGCGAGCAGTATGGGCCTCAACTCATGGCCCAAATGTTCGGGCAGACTGGGCAATTCCTTGGTGGTGTTGAAGGTCAACCGGGTTTCCAAGCCTTGCAACGCACAACTGGAACTGAAGCTGGTAAGACTTTGGCTCAACTTCGCGCCGAGGAGTTGGCACAGCAGGCTGGTCAAGCTGGAATGACGCGCAACCTTATGGCCGCGCTATCTCCAGAGCAGGCGGCAGCAGTTCAAGCGTCAGCGCAAGAAGCAGCAAGGGCTAGGGCATCTGCTCAAGGAGTAACCGCAGAAGAGCGCAGAATGTACCAGCAGGCCGCGAGAGAGTCAGCACAGGCATCTGGTCGTCTTGGTGGTAATGCCGCAATTGCCGCAGAAGTAATGGGACGGGAGAACATCATGGCTCAGAAGCGAGCCGAGGCAGCACAGGCTGAAAAACAAGCCTACGCTCTAGCTGGTGAGTTCTACACCAACCCGGGTCTTCAGGCGTTGCGTAACGCGCCACTGTCGTATCAGGCTGGCCAACAAGACCTTAGAACAGCTCTAACACTTGGCCCTGCGTCATCTGGGGACTTTGACTACAATATGCCTCTTAACTTTGCCCAGCAGGCTGCTGGAGCGGAAAACCAATACAACCAAGCAGTCTATCAGACCAACCTAGCTAACCAACAAGCCAAGGCACAAATGTGGAGCGGAATTGGAAGCTCACTTATGGGCATGGGAATGAATATGGGTGGTGGTGGATTTAACTTTGGAGGAGCAGGCGCTGGAGCTGGAATGCAAACCGCACAAAGCCCTTGGGGAACAGTAAGATATAGCTACATCTAAAATTATGGCACTATTCGCAGGACAAGTACAAACAGCACCATATCAATCGCCAGACTACGGGCCTTCCGTAGCCGCTGCGCGTGATCTAGCTATGGCTAGGGCGCAGGGGGTTGCTGGTGTGGTAGGAAAAGTTGAAGACTACTTCAAGGAGCAGGGGGAGAAGAAGAAGGCACTTAAACAAGCGTCATCTCAAATTCAAGCCGCGCTCACATTGATGCCGGAGCTATCGCCAGTTCTCTCTGGAATCTCTGGCAATCTTAAGGATGAGAACATCTCTCTTGACGATAGGTTTGCAGAAGCGTCTATTGTTGGTGATCTAATTAAGAATAGCATTAGCGCGCTTCAAAGCCATCAAATGATGAACCTTCGCCAGCAGAAGTTTGCCGCATCGCAAGCAGGCGGTGGTGGCGAAGAAGACTCCTCAAACATAAACCCATTTACAGGACAACCCTACTAATATGGCTGAACAAGTTCAATCACTATCAAGTCTTCTTCCAGAATCTTCGCCATTTGGTCGCAAGTTTATGGAGGCTGATGTTCTTATTTCCGATCTTGAATATGCCGGTTACAGCAAACCGGCTCAAGATTACAGAAACAAAATTATCTCTCAAGTCGAACTTGGGAAGATGGCAAAAAGCCCAAAAGAAGTAAAGGCTATTGCATCTAACATTGAGGGAATGCTTGGAGGACTAAAGTCGCTTTCTAAAACAACTCTCGAAAAAGCTCCACAACCAGAGGAACCATATACATATATCACTCCAGAACAAGAAATCCAACAATATGGTGGGCCGCTTGAGGGAACATATGTAAAAAAAGGTGCTGGTGGAAAACCAGAAAGAATTGAACCAAGTAGAACATATGCAAGCCCAGAAGAACAGCTTAGACTTGAACAACTGAAAGCGGCAGACCAAACATTAGGAGATGTTAAAAAAGAAGCGGAATCATTTCTTAAAATAACCCCTGAATTAAATCAACTTAATAAGTTGCTAGACAGTGGCGTTCAAACGGGTAAATTCCAAAATGCAATCTTGCCACTAAAGCAATTTGCTACTGATCTTGGTGTTCCTGTTGGTGATGTCGCAAGCCAAGAGCAATTTAGGGCTATTTCTGGACAACTTGCTTTAACATTTGGTCAAAAACTAAAAGGCAGTATGTCAGATGGCGATAGGGCGTTGCTTGTTGATAAAATATCCCCATCTGTTGGCCTAACCCCAGAGGGGAATAAAATGATCATTGAGTTTTATAAAGCTGGAGCTGAAAAAAACAAAATGATTAGAGATACTGTTCTTAGAGGCAGGAAGGAAGGAAAGAATCCGTATGAGATTGAAGAAGAGGTAAACAATATAATTGATAGTGATATTATTGTTGAAAAGGTCACTAAAAAGTTCCCTCAACTCATGGAACAGGGCCAGCAAGCAACTCAACAACCTACAATAAACTTGAGTCCAGGTGCTTCAAGCGCACTTGAAAGAGCTAAGGCATTGAAAAATCAAAATAAATAATCTAAATGGCCGACGAAAAACTAGACCAAGAGTTTAAGTTAAAAATTGACGAGATAAGCTCGGCAATGGAAACGCTTGGAGGCGCTTTATCTCAAGCTGAGTCGTCTGGCGATCAAAATGCTGTCGCTCAAATCACCTCTGATATTTTAACTCTTGAGCAAGAAGCTGCAGGCATTCAGCAACAAAGGGCTGAAATGATGTTGCAAATGCAGCAGCCACAACAGTCATCTCAACAGGCAGCAAGAGAATCGCTTGCAACTGGAGCATATAAGGTTTACGAAGAAAAACCAAGTACTGAGGTTAGTTTTCCATATGGCGGAGTGAGGTTTCAAACTGGAGCAACTCAATCAGTCAAAAAAGATGAAACTGAAAAAAATCTTTCAACTCAAATCGCACAGGCGCTGGGGGTTTCGCAAGATAAAGTTGATCTCAAAGAAGGCCTTCCGGTATCCGATCGAATTGCTCTTGATTGGTTTCAGAATCCAGAGTTAAAAGCGGAGTACATTAGAAAAAATTATCCAGATAATTCAGAGGCTCTTGTTGTTGATGGAGAGCCAGTATTTGCGGTTAGAACTAACGATGGAAAGGTATCACTCTCGACCGGTAGCGGCGGATCTATTGAAAATGCTTTAGCGATTACTGGTGGGTTGGCTTCTGAGGCAATCCCAATGGCGGGGGCTATTGGCGGCGCAATGGTTGGAACGCCAGCTGGAGCTGGTGCTGGAAGTTTTGTTACTGGCCCAATGGGTGCTGCAATTGGATACACGGCAGCCGGAACAGCTCAAGACACATTTGTTCAGTGGCTTACTGGAGTTGACCAGCCAGCAGTAAAGACATTTACTGATAGAGGGAAGGAAGCTCTTATTGCCTTGCCAATTGATTTGGTAACAGCTGGAAGCGGGAAGTTTTTATCAAGGAGGCTTGGTGCAAATTCATTGCAAGATGCTCAAAATGCCACCTTGCAATCTATTGAGAGGCTTAAAAAACAAGGTATGGAATTTGATGTTCCTGCTGGAATTAGATTTGGCCCAGCTGGTCAAGAAACACAAAAGATTCTAGCATTCCAGAAAAAAGGCAAATTGCTTAGGAGGATGGAGAAAACCCAAGAGCAATTGTTAGATTATAACAACGCCCTTCTTAATGGGTTGCCAAATGAGGCCGGAGTTTATCAAAAAACAATTGAAAGTCTTAAAAAAGACCATGACGCTCTTGTCAACCAAATAGCTGGAGACGACCAGCAAATTAAAAACCTTATTCAATCAAACCTTCAAAAAAGGATTGATGCCTTACAGGTAGAGATTCCAGATAAAGAACCAGCTGGGAAAATAATTAAAAAAATCTTAGATTCTGCAGAGGACGAAGCAAATATTATTAAATCTGATGTTTATTCTGATTTTTACTCTTTATCTAAAAAGAACAAACTCAAGGTCAATCCAGACTCAATGGCTGATGTTCTTTTTGATTTAAGGATGGACATGAAAGGCATGAGAAACCCAATAATTGACAAAATAGAGGAAGAACTAAGGCAAAGAAAATTTAATGTAAAAAAATACAACGATTTTAAAAAGTCCGTCAAAAATGGTGAGGTTCAAGGCGATCGAGACACAATAAGCAGAATGCTTAGAGATTTGCAATCACAGGCCGGCCCATTGGATTATGAAACGATGAACGCCTATATAAAGAGAATCTCAAAAGCTGTGCCTGAAGGCGGGGCTGTTGGGGGAACTGAGGCACAGCAAGTAGCAAGCATGGCTGAGGCTAGGCTTCAGCAATTTAGAGATTCAATTTATAAGCGTGACAATATGGCTGGTGCGTGGGCGAATGCCAGGTTAAAGATGCAAGAAAGAATGTCTTTTGAGGGGCAAACTCCAGCAAGAATGATGAAAACAATATTTGGCGATGATGTTATGACACCATCCCAAGTAATGAATACACTTATTTCAGACCCAACAAAAACAAGACAAGTTTTTGATCTTCTTAGCAAAACTCCAGATCCGGGACTTGCCAGTCAACTTCCATTTATTAGAAAACAAGCTCAAGACATTTATCTTGATTCAATTGGATTAAGTAGAAGGCCTGGCATTGGCGCAAAACAGGTAGACTTCAATCCAGAAGTCGCAAGGGTTTTGTGGGGCGTTGACAGAAAAGGAAATATCAATGAACTTTCTGGAAACAGGATTGTCCAAAAACTCAATTACTTAAATAAAGCATTTGCCGATGCAAAGGTTCCAATTAAAGACATTGGTCCAGATGACATTAACGCATACTTTCAAACGCTTGATGAAAATTCATCAAAAAGTTTGGCTAACGCAATGATTTCAAAAGCAAAGGCTCAAGATGACCTTGATAGATTTACAAATAACAAGGTTGTTGAGCTTGCACTAAAGGGTAAATGGGAGTTCCTCGATGGAGATTCGCTTCCAAAAGCGTTGATTTCAAATACAACTTCATATCGTGAGGTTGGAAGGGTTTTGTCAAAAATGCCAGATGGGGAAAAACAAGTGCTTGCAAATGATTTCATGCGCGAGCTGCTTAATAATTATCCCGGAGGAACTCCGATGAGCCGCGCTCCATACGCAACATTCTGGGACGCAAAAAGATTTCTTAAAGACATTGATACACCAAAAGGCAAGTCTGACCTTGTGCAAAAAATGGAAAGGATTCTTGGGCCAGAAAAAACCCAAGAGTTTATTGATGTGTCGCGTGTAATGGATGCTACATCTATAAGCAATGCGCTACCCAAAGATCAATTGAGATTTACAGCAGGACTTGGTGGTTTTAGCTTTTATCTTGCTGAGGGATTAACATCATTTGCTAGAAATGGATTCTATTCTGCAATGCTTGGATCTAAGGCGGCAGATCGTTCTGGATTGCTTAAATTTATTGCGCGTGATGCTGGGCCACAAAAGACGGAAGAAGCGTTCAGAAAAGCCGTAAAGTACACAATTGGAACAAGGGCTGGAATCCAAGCCTTAATGGAACAGTCAAGAAATGATCCAAGGGTCGCAGCAGAGCTTCAAAAATTTGCTGCAACGATGAATCAAAGCGAGATTGAGGCTCAAGAAACAATTGACAAAGATCGGTCGATGCAAAAGTAGTTGCGTTCTACAGAAATAAACGCTAAGGCTTGCTTGCAAACCAAATGAGCGACGAAGACCTATCAGCGATTGATAGTAAAGAGGCGATGAAAGAGTTCTTCCTTGAGGTCAAGGAAAGGGCCAAGCAATTCCCTCGGAACACTATCGAGAACTACAACCCGAATGTGGCGGCACAGATCCTCTGGATGCTGGCGCAGGGTGGTCGTATTAGCGTTATTGCCCAGAAGTGCAAGGTCAGCCACGAGACTGTACGCTCGCTTGAGTGGAGACACAACGATACGCTGGAGTCAAAGCGCAAAGAGTTTTCCAAGCGATACGCCATTGCTGCCGCTGAGTACACGGACCTGCTATTTGAAAAGGCCGAGCAGTTGAGCCGCGACCCAGACCAGCTCAAGGCAATCTCCCCAGACCGATTGGCGTTGACTATTGGCATTATGACCGATAAGGCTGGACAGCTTTCTGGCATGGCGAGTACTATTGTTGAGCATCGCAAGGGGCCATCTATTGATGATGCCGCCAAGATGATCGCAGAAGCCAAGTCCCGTATTGCTAATAAAGTCAAAGCCCAAGCAGTTGAAGCAGAGATCGTAGACTAATGCAATGGCGTAAGCACCCAATCCTCCAGCCCCCTACTGATGACGAGGTGGCAATAATGGAGCCAGATGAACTTGTGGAACTCCACAGGGTTTACCATGAGGCTATTGATAACGCCGAGAAAGACCCATTTCGCTATGGCTTTAGGCTTCCGCATTGGGAAAAAGCGGAGGAGCAATTGCAGGAGGTATCTGAGATTTTGGCATTAGGTGGAAATCGCAGCGGCAAAACTGCATGGGGATCATTCTGCGTGGTCAAGGCGGCTATCGAGAATCCAAAGTCTGAGATTATGTGCTTCGCTCAAACATCCGAGGTGAGCATTCGCCAGCAACAGAGTGCCGTATGGGAGTGGCTACCAGCGGAGATGCGTACCAAGCAGACATCAGCTAATGCCTACATTTCGTACACGAAGAAGAATGGCTTCACGGATAACTCGTTGATCCTACCTAATGGGTCGCAGATTATCTTTAAGACTTATTCACAATACCAGAACAATCCTACGATCCTAGAAGGTGCGGAGCTTGGAAGTCGTGATCCTAAGTGGCACAATATCGGTGTTTGGCTCGATGAGTACCTTCTAGGCAACGAACTTATTGACACCCTACGATTCCGTCTTGCTACCCGCAACTCCAAGATGCTGGTGACCTTTACGCCCATTGATGGCTGGACTGAAGTTATTAAGGAATACTTAGATGGTGCGGTTAGCGTGTGCAGCAAGGAGGCAGAGTTGCTCAATGGAGAGCTTGTCCCCTATGTCCAGCGTAGTAAGAAGCGCAACGCATCCGTCCATTACTTCCATTCCAAGGACAACCCTTTCGGTGGCTACGAGCGAATCAAGGAGACACTGGTGGGGAGGCCAAGGGAGGAGATTCTGATTCGTGCGTACGGGGTTCCTGTAAAGTCCCACGCCACCAAATTTCCCAAGTTCAACAAGGAGGTTAATGTGGTTAGCCCCGACAAGATCCCGACTAGTAACATCACTCGTTACCATATCATCGACCCTGCTGGATCGAAGAATTGGTTTATGGCATGGATTGCTGTGGATGCCTCTGGGACATTCTGGGTCTACCGCGAGTGGCCTGGCGTTGAGGTTGGTGACTGGGCAGAATGGAAGGGCGGCAAGTGGATGCCGGGACAGGGTGCTAAAGGCCAAGGGTTTGGTATCCGTGACTACATGGACTTAATTGCCGAGCTTGAAGGTGATGAGAAAATCTTCGAGAGGCTAATCGACCCTCGCCTTGGAGCCGCTAAATACCAGTCGTCAGATGGCGCATCGAGCATTATCGAGGACTTGAATGACGCTGGAATGGTCTGTCTTCCAGCCCCTGGCTTAGACATTGACGATGGCCTTCAAGCACTTATTGGCAAGATGTCGTGGGATACAACTAAGCCAGCCGACTCCGTAAACCGACCGCACTTCTATGTGTCCGAGGAATGCGAAAATATCATCCAAGCATTGAGCGAGTACACAGGTGACGGTGGCCTCAAGGAAGCATGGAAAGACCCAGTCGATGTGCTTCGCTACGCTGCAATCGCAGGAATAGATCATGTTGACGAAACCCGTAATTTTGCTACAAGACAAGGAGCAGGAGGCTACTAATGGACAACCTAGAACAAACCCAAGCATTTAGCGATACGCTTGATGCCGCCATTGACAGATTCACCCAAGAGTTCGACTTGAGCTATGCCTCGGTCATTGGGGTGCTTGCAATGAAGGCTATCGAGATCACAATCCAATCATCTATTAACTATGAAGACGACGACGAAACCAGCAGTTAAGCGAGGCCGCCCCCGCAAGATTAAGCCAGAAATTCAAGATTCCACCTTGGAATCTCAAGATGGGTTCAGTTATGAAGGGGATTATCTAGTCATCCGTAAATGCCCAAATCCAAGCTGGGTCATGGTTCGGATGGATGGGGAGGCGGTTCCAGTTAAGTGTCCACCTAGGGTATCGCACAAACTAGTTGGCAAACCTATAAAAGTTGCTATGATTCGCCCCGAAGTAGGCGAGGAGTTCTACGAATACATGCCATCATGAGCGCACCAACAGAAGAGCAAGAAGAGTCGATGATCTATGCCGAGGACGGCCCGAATGTCATGGCGTTAGCTGACGCATATGACAAGTGTCTTATTGACTTGGAGGAGTATTTCGAGGCTTGCCTTCGTTCCTATGACGACCGCCGTAACCTGTGGCCTGGGAAATCTGACGACCTCCGCAAGCAAGGCGCAAATGCTTTCCCTTGGCAAGGAGCATCCGATATTGAGGTCAATGTTATTGGGGAGCGTATCAACGCATTTGTGTCCATCCTAGACCAAGCCTTGCAGCGTTCTCACATCAAGGCATTCCCGACATCTATGGCATCCATGCCACGGGCCTCGATGGTAAGCGGATTCCTTAAATGGATGAGGTCTACCTACATTCCTAACTTCCGTCAGCAGATGGAGTTGGGTGCGAATTATCTGCTAGAGAAGGGGCTGATGGTGTCATATGTCGGATGGAAGCGAGAAAAAAGGACATATTTGCAACGAGTATCCATCGAGGAAATCGCACAAGTCTCCCCTGATCTAGCAGAACTTATTGCCAGCGGCGCAGACGACGAGATGGTCAAGGGTATGCTCCAGACAGCATTCCCAGATCTATCCGATAAGCGCACCAAGAAAGCTATCCTCGATCTCCGCACCAAAGGATTTGCTGAAGTTTCTATTCCTCGCACCTCGGTAGATTGCCCAGTAGTTTACTCATGCGCCCCCGATGGCGAGGTGTTTTTCCCTGCCTATGTGACCGATCCGCAGCGTTCACCCTATGTCTTCTGGCGCACATTCATGACGGCTCAAGAGCTGGAGAAGAAGGTAGCTACCGAAGGCTGGGATGCTGATTGGGTCGAAAACGCCATCCAAACCCTGCGTGGAAAGGATTCCATGTATCTCGATGGCGAGAAGCTAAAGACAATCGACCGCCTGCCTATTACGGACGACAATGACCTTGTGATGGTGGTCTACGGCTATCAACGCCTCATCGACGAAGAGGATGGTTCTGAAGGCATCTACTGCACAGTCTTCCACCCTACCACCGAGGGATACGCAAAACACGAACTACTCAATGGCTATGACGACTACCCCTTTGTGGTTACGCGCCTATCGAACGACCAGAAGCGAATGTACGAAACACAGACATTCTCGGACATCCTCCGTGGAGCGCAAATGCAAATCAAGACCGAGCGTGATTCTCGTATTGATCGTGCTTCTCTGGCTACTCTCCCTCCACTACTGCACCCGGCTGGTCGTCCTCCCTCTGATTGGGGGCCAGGAGTAAGGGTTCCATATCGCCGCCTTGGCGAGATCCAATGGGGGCCGCCGCCTCCAGCCGACAATGGTTCTATTGAGGTTGAGGTATCCATGACCGCACAAGCCGACCGTGCTGTTGGTCTGGATATGTCCAATCCAATCTCCGCTTCTCGCCAGCAATTCGTGGTATCCAAGTTCTTGGATCATGTCCGCGATGTACTCAACATGGCGTGGAAATTGTATCAGCGCATGGGGCCAGATGAGGTGTTCTTCCAAGTTACTGGAAATCCCAACCCACAGGTGATGACCAAGGGTTCGGCTGACGAGAACTTCTCCATCGTAGTGAACTTCGACTCACAATCTAATGACCCAGAGACGGCTGAGACTCAGCTTAAGAACATGGTGTCCTTGGTGCAGCTCGACCGCAATGGAATCATGGATGTGAATAAGTTGCTTGAGTTTACGGCATCCAGCATCAACCCAATTTTTGCTGACTATGTTCTACAGCCTGCCGAGGAAGCCCAGCAGAAGGTGATGAAGAATGTCACAGACGACCTTGCTAAGATCTTCGCTGGCATCGAGGTTCCTGCCCAGCCAAACGGCGCACAGATGGCAATGCAAATGATCCAAGCCTATGTCCAGCAACCAGATGTGGCAGCACGCGCACAGCAGGACGAGGCGTTTGCAGCACGACTCCAGAAGTACAGCCAACAATACGAGATGATGCTAATGCAAGCACAGAACGCTCAGATAGGACGAGTTGGTACGACTCCAGCTCAAATGGGCGGTGTGACCACCCAAGGAATGCAACAAGGATAATCTATGAAAAAGCCAAAATCTAAAGCAGCCAAACAGGCGAAGGTTGGTAAGGTGATGAGTGAGTACAAAGCAGGTACTCTCCATGCTGGTCGTGACCCTAAAGGCCCGAAGAAAGCACCTATCGTTAAGAACCGTAAACAAGCGGTTGCAATTGCCCTTAGCTCTGCCGGCATGTCCAAGAAACGCAAGTGATATGAAAAAAGGAAAATCATGTGGCTGCGGCCACGAAAAGATGGAGCGCAAAGGTAAAGGCAAAGGCAAGGGCTATGTCGAGATTGAGATCAAGATGAGCCGTGCGCCCAAGAAGACTGCTAAGCGTAAGTGATGAAAGCCAAGATGCTCAAGCGTAAGGATGGTTCCATGTCCAAGCGTGGCATGTGGGATAACATTCGTGCCGCCGCTGGATCTGGCAAGAAGCCTACCAAGGAAATGCTCAAGCAGGAGCGAAAAATCAAACGCGCAGAGAAACGAAAGTAATATGACACCCATACCCAAACCAGACATCCAAACCGCAGTAGAAGCCCTCCGTGATCGTGAGGAATATGCCGCAATTCTCCAGTTTATCTACGACGAGCGCGAGAAATTCTTCGGTGACCTACGCCAAGCAGAATCCTCTAACGATGTAATGAAGATCGCAGGGTCTGTGGCTGCCCTAGATGAGCTACTCTCAGTCCTCTCTTGACAAACCCCGTCTAATCTGCTAACGCTTTCCACGCATTCAACTTCGGTTGCGTGTTTTGTTTCGTTTAGTTCATTGTTTCAGTTTGGGTTGACACCCTCGGGAGGTTGCAAATCTCTCGGGGGTGTTTCTTTTATGCGATTAGAAACATCTTATCAAGAGCGTCTTCTTCTTCAATGAGCCGATTGAAGTCTTTGATGTGATTGGCGTACTCAATATCTTCATGGAAATCACTCATAATTTCTATTCTGTGTGGATGCCTCATCTTTCGTATGGCATGCTCTCTAATCCGATAAGCCCTCCCCGTGCTAATTCCAAGTAACCTACCAAGTTCGGCGGCCTTTATATCCATATTCTGGAGCATGAAGATCTCCCTGTGATCTACACCAGATTCTAGTATTTCCCGCCAGAACCCATTAAGGTCAACCTTGCAGTTCGATGGGAGCTTTTCAGCCTTCTGGGCTAACTTGAGCTTTTGTTTTAACTGCCACTTCTCAAGGTCAAGTCTCCCAATATTACCTCTTATCTCGTCAATGATATGGTTGATCCTAGTAATCTTACCCTTCTCGAATTCAATCTTCTTATCTATTGACCTAATTTCTTTTTGTATTTGTTCGGCATTCATCTGTTTGGTGGCGTTATTTTATGGGCCTCGTTGCCAGACTCAAGAATAATTTGAATTATTTTTTGTCGTACTTAGTACCACCTACCATTGGGTTGACTTACACTTGTCTTATTTAGTGCTAATTTGTACTAATTTAGTATTAAGTTGACTTAATTAGAAAGTCACCTCGCTTACGCTCGATCAAACTTCCCTCCGAGAGGAAAAAACATACCGACCTCTTAGGGCTGTAATTACAAACCCTATGATTCGTGGTCTACCATGTGGAACCCCTATTTCTAGAGACCCAATTCGGTTGTGCGCTCTTCCCCCCGCTTCGGATTAAAACCTGTAGCGGACGCTGGGTGATAGGTCGGAATCAGAGCCAGCCGCGAGCCTAATGGTAGTGAAGTATTCTCATACCCCTTTGCCCGTCCTAATGGCTGTCTTGTTCCAATAGGAACCGACCTTAAAAACAAAGGCCAGTACGAGGAAGTGAGAGTACTCGTACCGGCCTTAGATCCTTTGCTTGCGCTCTGGAGGGGTGAATGGTGACGCTGAATCTCACTTCTCGTCAACGCCAAAATACCACATTCTTACCCTGCGTCAATGGGAAATCGTTTAAGATCACAATCTGTGATCTCGCCTAATCTGACGATATAAAGCCATAGTTCACGGTTAATCGCCATTTGTGACGAAATTTAATGTCACAATTTGCGTCAAATCTAATACCTTACCAAACTACTTGACTTAATAAGGATTAAATGCTTGACTCCACTCATCGCCGCCGCAGGGCGTTAACCAGCGTACAAAAAATGACAGACAATACCAATCAAGCTACCGCCGAAGCTGACAAATCGGTGTCCGACAATCTCAGTTTTGAGGAGCTTATTGCTCGCAGAATTGGGCAAGAAACTGCACCAGAGGAAACCGAAGAGGAACCCCAGGATGCCGAGGAACCCGAAGAAACCGAACCTGCCAGTCAAGACGACGAGGAAGAGGTGGAGGAGGCCGAGGAAGAATCCGAAGAGGAATCGGAAGAATCCAAAGAGCAGTCAGACATAGACCTGTTGAATCTGACCCCAGAGCAGATCCAAGACCTAGCCAAGAAGGGCAAGAGCCGACTCCTTCAACGGATCGGAGAACTCACCGCCCAAAAGCGCAGTCTTGAGGAAAAGCTGGCGGCACAGCCACAGATGACTCGCCAAGTCGAGGAGAATGAAATCCCCGAGGCAATCCGAAAGCTGAATACTTTCGAAAACCTCAAGGAGTTCTACGACGAAATGACGAAGACTCTGGAGTCAACGGACGAGATCTTGGACGAACATGAAGACTACGGGCCAGATGACATCATTACCGTAGGCGACAAGGAGTTCACCAAGAGGCAGATCCGCAAAGCCAACAGGAACGCTAAGGAGGCACTGACCAAGTTCATCCCAGCACAACAACAGCAGCTGATTAAGGTTGCCCAGTTTGGTGAGATGTCAAAGCAGTACACCGAGGCCGCCAAGAAAGAGGTTCCAGAGATCCAGGATGAAGAATCCGAGATCGGGAAGAACTACAAGGCGCTAGTCGAAGACCCACTTGTTGCGAGAGTTAAAAGCGAAATCCCCGAAATTGGGATGCAAATTGAATACATTCTTGCTCATGCGGCAAGGTCGATCTTTGGGAAAAAAGCTAAGGCTGTCCAAGCTGGAGCTGGGAACAAGTTGAAGGTGTCACCACCCGCTTCCCCAGTTGGATCTGGCGCGGCAAAAGCCGGCTCAAATACCAAGGCAAAAGCCAAAGACGCATACAGCAGGTTTGAATCGACTGGTTCAGTCGAAGATTGGGTTGCATCACGAATCGCTAAGTTAAAATAAAACCTTTTATCTTAAATCACTATTATGAGTATCTCAACCACTTATCAACCAAATGCGCCCCAGGCCAAGACTGGCGTGGGTTCCGCTATCAGTAACCGCGAGGATCTCAGCAACGAGCTGACCCTTCTCGCTCCAGAAGAAACCCCGCTCCTCAGCCTCTGCTCCAAGGGCAAAGCCACTGGCACTTTCAGCGAATGGACTGCCGATGTGCTTTCCGCTCCTTCGACTGCTGGTATCTCTGAAGGTACGGATGTGACTTCGTTTGACGACAAGTTCGCTAGCCGCGCTCGTCTGGGCAACTACACTCAAATCTTCCGCCGCGACTTCATCGTGTCGAACCTGCAACAAGCTGTTAGCTCCGTTGGCCCTGCCAATGTTGCTCAAGCTGAAGCTAAGTCGATGCGTGAACTCAAGCGCGATGTCGAAGCTGCTATCTGCTCGGACAACGATCGTTCCGTTGAGAACGGCGCTGGTACTCCGTACGCCCTCCGTGGCCTCGGTGACTGGCTTGACTCGGCTGGCCCTTCGGATGTTCCTGCTGCTTATCGTACGCCTTCGGCTTCGATTGCTACCTCGGCTCCTAACGAGACGACCTTCAACGACATCATCGCTTCGATCTACACGGTCAACGGCGAGGCTAACAACCTTACCCTCATCGCTGGCGTTGCTCTCCGCAAGGTGATCAGCAACTTCACCCGTTCGTCTGGTGCTGCTGCTTCGGAAGCTGTCTACACCGTCAATCAAGACGCTTCGGCCAAGAAGGTTACGCACTCGGTTACCGTTTACGAATCCGACTTCGGCATCGTCAATGTCATCAATGGCAACCCTGCCTGTATGCCTTCAGCTAACCGTGGTTATGTCGTGAACCCGAAATACCTCGGCTTCAACACCCTCATCCCGATGGGTTCGACCCGTCTTGAGAACCAAGGTGGTGGCGAGCGTGGCTTCGTGGACATGGTTGGCACGCTTGTTTGTAAGCACCCTGGCGCACACGGCAAGATCGCTTACTAATTCGCAATTAAACACTAAAAGAAAGGAAAATTGAATTATGCCACAACTTGTAAATAACGAGCGTAGCCCCTACACGGATGTTGTTAAAATCACCGCTGATGATCTCAAGGCCATTGGTAACGGTGGTACTCGCCGTATTGCTACGATCCCCGCTGGTGGAGCTGTTGAGCTTTGCACCGTGACCAACACTGTTGACATCGCTGGTTCGACCAGCCTTGTCATTGATGTCGGTACGACGATTGGCGATCCCGATGAGTTCATCAACGCCCTCGATGTGGACGGCATGACCGTTGGTCTTCCGACCGTCAACACTGGCGACCAGTTCACCGCTGGCACCGCTGTGTCGACTTCGGGCCTTAGCCAAGCAGTTGCTCAAGCCTCTGCCGCTACCCCGATCTACATCAAAGTGACCGATTCCGCTGTGGCTTCGATCACTGCTGGTGAGATCATGATTGGCTTCCGCATCTTGGATCTTACCAAGTTTGCCTAAACCCTAGATAGCGGGGGGTGGGTTCTATCCCCATCCTCCGCTTATCTCCTACCCAAACGATGATCTCCGAGGAAGCAATGACAGATGCGTTGGTGAAGGAGCTTTGCTCTGGTCGCCAGCTCATGGAAACAAAACAAAAGTTCCGCGAGATTTCCGCAGCACAAGAAGCTGACACTCTCCGTGGAGTCAAAACTGGCGCGTTGGGCCGAGCCGTTGCGGTTGTCCCTGCGCATGAGTATTTCCTAATCCGCAACAAGTACGGTGAAGATGCATGGCATGATCGCGAGTTTATCCGCGACTTCCAGAAGTTTCACCCAGAACTTTCCCCTAACGCTATTTAATGCAGACCAGAACCTACGCCGACCTGTTCTCGCTGATCCAAGCCCTGTGTGGCGTGGTGTTCGCCAGTATCGAGACTGGCCGCATTAAGGCGTTAATCAATCGCCGGGCAATCCGTGCGTATCGTGCAAGCAACTACTGGACGCGATTCCTTAAGATTGGCGAGGAACGCTACCTTGCTGGAGATCCAATTGCTGTCACCACT